TCTTGCGCACAATGGCATGTTCGACGACCTGGTCTGGTACCGCCTCACCGGACAGTTGCCCAGGGTCACCTTCGACACCATGCTGGCCCTGCAGCTTCTGGACGAGAACGCGCCCAAGAGCCTGAAGTGGGCTGGACGCGCGCACCTGGGCTGGCCAGACTGGGACATAGATGCTCGAAAGCCCCATGCGCTGTCAGCGCTGTACCCGTACAACGGCTACGACGCCGCAGCTACAGTTCTCCTGCGAGACCTGCTTGCTGACCGGCTACGAGAAGAACCGGTTCTACTACGTTACTTCAGGGCTCTGGAGATGCCCAAGCTGCGGGCACTCGAACGTCTGGTGGGGCGTGGTATCTACGTGGATCGCCAACGGGCATCACGCCTGATGCTGCAGGCCTGGCGCGAGCAGCAGGCCGCCGACGCGCAGGTACCCATCACCAACCCCGCCTCGAACCGCCAGGTCGCACAGTGGTTGTACACGGACCTCGGGCTACCCATCCTCAAGCCTGGGAAGCAGCATCCGTCCACAGATGAGGCAACAGTAAAGGCCCTGGGGCTGCGCTACCCAGATGCGCGCAAGATCCTGGATTGTCGGCGTCCTCGCAAGAAGATATCGACGTACTTCCGGCCGATCAACCATGCCACCAAGCACAGCTTCGACGGCAGGTTCCACCCCGAGATGCGCACGACAAGCGTCGAGACCGGTCGGCTGGCGTCGTTCTTCCACACCACTCCTCGGGACACCAGCGTACGTCCCATCTTCGACGCCCCGCCAGGCATGGTCCTCATTCAGGCCGACTACCGTCAGATTGAGGCCCGCCTGTGCGCCTGGATGGCCTCGGGGCGACCGATGGACTGGCAGTACGTCAACCCGCAGTCGATGCTGGCCGCCTTCCGCAACGGGCTGGACGTGTACTCGGACTTCGCCGCCCGCTACCTGCGCAAAACCATAGGCCAGGTGACCAAAGCCGAGCGCCAGGAACTGGGCAAGGTGCCCGTGCTGGCACAGTTGTACGGCATGTCCTGGATGGGCCTCAAAGAGTACGCCTGGGATTCGTTCGAGATCCTGTGGACCGACGCCCAGGCCAAGGCGCTCTGGCAACTCTTTCGGCAGCGCTACCCCGAGTTCCCGGCCTGGCACACATTTGCCGCCGAGCGGCTCATGCGCCAGGGCTACGTGCAGACGCCCATCGGCCGGATACGCCGACTGCCCGACGCGATGTACGGGCAGAAGGACGCCATCCGGAGTGGGATCAACGCCGAACCGCAGTCGCTTGCTTCCGACATCACCCAGACGGCGTTGATCGCCCTCGACCGCATGGGCGCCAGGATCGTAGGGGACATCCACGACGCCCTGCTGGTCGAGGTGCGGAGGGATCGTGCAGTGAGGGCCTGCGAAGCCATCCGCCAGGCCATGTTAGACGCCCCGCGCCAGCTACAGAGCCTGGGCCTGTGGCTGCCCGAGGGACTGATCGAAGTCGAGATCACGGCGGGGCCGTGGGGGCTTGGCAAACTCGTGACTTGACATCGAAAAATTGCCCGTGTTACAGTGATTGCTGCCTGTTGCCGCTGATGTTGATGTTGCAGTAACCGCACAGGTAGAAGGGAATACCGTGGACATTCGCTTGGGTACGACTGGGTTCAGCGATGCTGCCCGTTGTCTGAAGCGGTACGAGTACCGCTGGGTTGAGAAGTTAGTCCCCAAACCCAGGGACGTGCGCCCCGTGCTGCGACGGGGGGTGTGGATACACCGAGCTTTGCAGCTACACGACGAGGGCCAGCCGTGGCTGGAGGAACTCGACCGCATGTGGTCGTGGGCCATCGAGCATGGTGTGGACCCCGAGGCCGCCTCGACCATGAACGTCGAGGTCAAGGAACTCGTCGAGGACTACATCGCCTACTGGTCGGGGCACGAGGAGGCCCCAGGCCCATGGACCACCGAGAACACCGAGGTGGTCGTCGAGTGGGAGGTCAGGCCCGGCGTGGTGCTCAGCGCCACCATCGACGTGCTCAAGAAGGACGCCAGGGGCAGGCTGTGGATCTGGGAGCGCAAATCGACCCAGGATATCCCCGACTCCAACTGGCGCACCGTGGACCCGCAGACCATGCTGCAGTTCATGCTCGCCCGGCATATGGGCCTGGACATCTCGGGCATCGTCTTCGACTACATCTGCACCCGCCCTGGACGTGTCCCGAGGGTCACCCAGCAGGGCAAGCTGCACCAGTCCGACGAGAGCATGTCGACGCGGGGCCGCTACTGGGCCAGAGCCGAGCAGCAGCTACGCAAGGCGGGTCAGGGCGACACGTACATCAACCTGTTCAGGGAGCGCATCGTCGCCGACGCACAGTGGTTCCAGCGCTACGTGGCGCTGCGGCCCGACGACAACGGCTTCCTGACGCTCAAGGACGTGGCCCAGGTGCTGCGCCACATCAAGGCCGCCCAGGACTCGGGTTACTACGCCCGCTCGATCAACGTGCTGGACTGCCGCCTGTTCTGTCCGTACGGCCCACTGTGCATGGCCGAATACCAGTTGGGACGCAAGAGCGAGGCCCAGCGAGAGGAGTACCTGGTCTTGCAGACCGACGACAACTGGCAGATGGGCAGATCCGGTTGATGTGGGATCTGATCGAAGCCGCTGACTGCTGGGAGTGGCAGGGCTACGTCACCCGCAAAGGCTACGGGCAGTACGGCAGGACGGGTCACCGTCGAGCCCACGTCCGAGTCTGGGAGGCCCTGGTCGGTCCTATCCCTCAGGGCATGACTCTAGACCATCGCTGCCGCAATCGCCTCTGTGTAAACCCTGATCATATGGAGGTCGTACCGATGGGCGTCAACGTCCTGCGGGGCTTTGGCCCCCCCGCGCAGAACGCTCGCAAGGCGACCTGCAAATGGGGCCACAACAACTGGAGAGTCCGCGCTACGGGCGGTCGGCGCTGCGTGACGTGCAGTGCGGAGGGCCGCTAATGAGCATCGCCGACCTGTTCGTGCCGACCGACAAGATCCAGGCACTGACCCACGTCAGGATGGGCATCTACGGCCCCAACGGGGCGGGCAAGACCACCTTCGCCAGCACCATCCCCGTCAGCGAGCGGGTGCTGTACGTGTCGGTCGACGACGAGAACATTCGCCCCGTGGCCCAGCTTCGCCACTTCCGGGTCGTCAAGCTGCGGCGCTGGAACGACATCCTGATCATCTACCAGGCGCTGACCAGCCCTCAGAACAGGGTCACCACGCTGGTCTGGGACACCTGGTCGCGGGTCCAGGACCTGGCCGTGGGCAAGATCACGGGCTACGAGCCCAGCGACCCCGCCAAGCTGACCCAGTACATCGACCGCATCCCCAAGAGCCCACAGAACTGGCAGGCCTGGGGCCAGGTCGGGGCGCTGTGCTCCGAGTGGCAGCGCAACTTCAACATGCTGCCGCTGCACATCATCTACCTGCTGCAGGAGCAGGACCGCAAGCGTGAGGTCGAGCAGGACGTGTACACCGCCCCGCGCCTTACCCCAGAGGCCCTGAAGGGCATCCGCGATTCGCTGGAGATCCTGGGTCGGCTGTACGTCGACCTGGCCACGCCCAGCACCACCCTACAGGAGGCCGACGCCGCGCCCATCCCGTTCCTGGCTGGCGCCCAGGCAGACGCTATCGACCCGCACATGCGCGAGATCCGCAGGCTATTCATCGGCCAGCACGAGCGCTACATCGCCAAGGGCCCGACGCACATCCTGGGCCGGGTGATCGACAATCCAACCTGGGACAAGATCGTCCCGCCACTGTTTGGAGGAGGCCATGCAGCCTCAGGACATGCCGCTCGTGACGGTCAGGCTGCGGTCCCACTGGGTTAGCGGTAATACCCAGATGACCGTCAACGTCGACTTCACCACTGACACGCTTGAGGAGGCTCTGCGCCTCATCCGCCTGGCGACGCCCATCGGGGCGCCGCTGTTCGCCCAGTCCCTTGAGGAGGGAACTAATGCCTAGAATCGAACTGGACCTTTCGCTCGACCAGATCCGCGAGGGTACCGACCGGGTGCCCGAGGGCCGCTACCTGCTGGACTGCCTGGGCTGCGAGCACCCCCTGGAGAACCCGACCAGCCACGTCGTCAGCGTCGTCTTCAGCTACCGCATCGTGCAGGGCCCCGACGCCTACCCCCAGGCGGGCATCGGCGGTCGGCTGATCGACTTCGTCACGCTGTGGACGCCCAACAAGCCCGACATGAAGCCCTGGGCGCTGACCAGCGAGTTGGAGGCGCTGGGCCGCACCGACGTGATCGAGGCCTTCGCCAAGATGCAGGCCTCGCAGCGCAGCTTCGAGATCCCCTCGCCGCAGGCCGACGCGGTGTTCGACCGCATCTCCCAGGCCGTGCGCGGCAAGCAGGCCGTCGGCCACGTCGCCGACCAGCCTGGCAGCAACCCGCCGCGCTCGCGCATCGAGAAGCTGCAGTCGGTCAACCCAGGCCCGTTCTCGCCTGGCTGGGAGGTGCTGCGCAAGAGCGCCGAGTACCGCCCCGAGGCTGGGCCTGGCTTCGCCGCCCCGACGACCCGCGCCAACGGCCCCGCCGCCGCAGGCGCTCCCGACCTGTTTTCCGACCTGGATCGGGCCATCTAGTGACCACCGAGGCGGCCTTGCGGGCCAGGATTCTGGCGGCTGTCCGCCAGAAGTGGCCCCGCCGGACAGGTGTGCTACTGTTCGGCAGGCCCGCCTCGGCGGCGACGGGGGCGGGCCATCCTGACTTGTCAGGCGTGGTCCGCGCCCGTCCGATAGCCCTGGAGATCAAAAAAGCCAAGGCCAAGCCGACCCCTCGTCAGGTCGCCCGCATCCAGGACCTGCGCACAGTTGGATGCTACGCGTGGATCGTCAGATCCCCCTACGAGGCCTGCGACGCCGTGTACTGGACCGCGAAAGGATGGACCAGACCCTTGAGTAACGAACCCCTGGACCTTGCTGACTGGCTGATGGGCGACCCCGCCAAGGAGCCCGCAGCCGAATTTACCCTGCGCCCCGAAAACGATCCTGCCGTACAGGCGGTGAAGCGCGCCGAGACCCCCCCACCTGTGCTCCCCGAGCCTGAGCCGCTGCCCGCGCTGCCCGAGCAGGACCTGCAGTTCAACATGACCGTTGAGCCCGAGACCTGGGACACCCCCGAGCACCAGGACACCGCCGCGCGGGTGCTGGGCTTCGAGGACGCCGAGCATCGCCGCGACGTGGAGGACGCCGCCGAGTGGCGTGGCCTGCGGGCCGACCTGCGCACAGTGGGGGATCGGGTGACGCTCGTGTACGAACGCGTCGACCAGTTCCTGGCGGTGCTGTTCGGCGTGGACCAGAAGCTGAACAGGCTGCTGGCGCTGGTCGAGGAGGACCCCGAGCCTGAGGTCACGCTACCTCCCGAGATGGCCGCCGTCGAGGTCGTCGGCAACGACACCAACGGTCAGGATACGCCCAAGCCCAAGCGCACCAGGACGCGCAAGCCCAAAGAGTTCACGGTCGTGCCGCCCTCGGAGCCCGAGCCCATCCCTGACATCCCGTTCTAGCCCGCCGTCTCCCGCCCGAACATGAAGCCGACGGCGCTGCCCACCACGAGCAGCGCCGCCTTGCTGGCTTCGTCCGTAGTAGCCGGGCTGACGACGATCCAGGTCATAGCGATAATGAGCACCACGGCGATGACCACCGTGGCGACGGTCTTGACCAGTGGGAGTTGGCTTTCGTTGATGGTCATCGGCTCGTGGGCCTCGACTTCCCAAACCAGTACGAGATGATCAGTGTTGAGATGGCCACCACGCCGCTGGATACGTTGGGGTCGTGGTAGACCACCAGGATCGCGTAGCTCCCGGTAAGCACCAGCGCCGACAGCAGGAACTCGAAGCACAGGTGGATGATGTCGTAGCGGTTAGCAAGCTTGGCGGCCTGCTCGCTGGCCGTCTCGGTCTGCTCACGGTGCGTTCCCTGACCGGTGGGGCCGTTGCTAGACGGAGGCGACTCCATCAGATCGGGTTGGCTCACGCGGGGCCTCCGTCGCTCCCTGGATATCGTCGTAGAACTGCACGAAGCGGCGGTCGGTCATGGCCCACGGCATATGTTCGACCTTGCTCTTGAGGAACTCCCAGTCGGCGTCTTCGAGCACCAGCATGCCCCGGTCCTGGGGGCTATGCACGTTCTCGATGCTGGCACGGTCGAGCGCGTCCAGCACGCGGATGCCCTTGCGCATCTCGTCGATGCTGGCGCCGTTCTGGCGGTCGAGCGGCACGCGGATGGCGCCCTCGATGAGCACGCGGTAGTCGACGCGGTTGGGCTCGTACTCGGGCTGGCTGGGGTGTGGGAAGCGCGGGTCGGGTAACGACAGCAGGGCGATGCGTTTCATGCCGCGAGCTTAGCCTCCAGGGCATTCAGGCGTGCGTCGGTCGCCAGGATGTAGGTCTTCAGGGCTTCGAAGGTGATGGCGCCGACCGCCGCGTAGTCCATCGCCAGCGGCTCGCCGTCCGCGTCCAGCGCCACGATCTCGGGCACGACGCGGTTCCAGGCGTCGGCGATGAAGCCGACGCGCGCCTCGCCGGGCTCCTTGGTGATGTCGGTGTAGCTGACGCCGTGCAGCGTCGGGTTGAGCACGACCCGCAGCGGGTCCTCGAAGGCCAGGATGCCCGACTTGCCGCTGACAGCCGAGGACACGTTGAACGCCGAAGCGTACAGGCCCGAGAACGAGGCGCTGGTGGGTCCGTAGAAGTAGTAGCCAGTGGAGCGCACGAAGAACAGGATGCTGGCGCCGTTGTCGACCCACGCCTGGAAGCTGCCCGCCCAGTAGACCGTGTTGCCGCCGATGAACAGGTTGCGGCCCACGTGCACGTCCGAGGCGTTGGTGACAATCCCGTTGATGTCGCACTGCCACAGCATGCCGCCGCCGCCGCTATTCTGGCGTATGATGAACGTGCCGGGGTTGGCAACGGCAAACTCACCCGAGTTGACGGCGAAGCCGAAGTAGTTGCCGCCGCCCGCGTCGTACAGACAGATCTTGGGGCCAGTGGTCTGAGAGAACGCAAGCTGCGCGACCGGCGAGTTGGCCACGGAGCCAGCGCTCGTCGAGATCGACACCCAGCCGCCTGCCGCATAGCCCAGCAGGCACTGCGAGCCGAGCAGCGTCAGCGGCACGTACGAGCCCGCGCGGTTGTAGCCCTGGACGTAGCACACCGAGCCGTTCCAGCCCAACTCCAGGCCCACCCCGGTCGAGGCCACGGACTGCCCGGTGACCTGGATGCCGCCAGAGATCAGCAGCGCTGGCGCCGAGACGTTGGCGGCCAGGTAGGTCGTGCCCACGTTGTACAGGCCATAGTTGTTGACCGAGGCGCCGCTGGGCGCGGCGATGTAGATGCCGAAGTTGCCTGAGCTTGTTCCCGAGGCAGCGGTGATGGAGTCGACGAGGATGCCGTAGGCCGTCTGGACCGTGCTGCCCGCGCCCTTGCCCAGGTTGTAGACGTGGATGCCCGCGTAGCTGGTCAGGTTGAACGTGGCCGCCGCCGTGGCGCCCGAGATCTGCAGGTGCTCGAAGCTGGAAGTGACCGTGGCGGCTACGTTGGCGCTGATCAGCACCCCGGCGGCACTCGCCGACGTGACGGTCGGCAACACCGTCAGGCCGTAGGTGGTGTACGAGGGCGCCCCCCCAATCTGAATCCCAGCGGCTTGCCCCGATGTGCCCATCGCCGCGCTGCCGACGTAGATGCCCCGGTTGACCTTCAGGTCCTGGTTGATGATCAACTCCAGCGAGCCCGCGCCGCCCTGGCTGAGGCTCGCGCCGCTGGTCAGAAAGCTCAGCGCGCCGTTGAAGCCGATGCCGCCCGCGACCTCCAGGTACGGGCTGATCAGCAGCCCAGAGGTGTCCGAGGCGTGCCCGTTCTGGGTCGCCACGCGGCTCAGGAAGGTGTCCTGGGCGGCGCCGCCGCTGGGTCCCCAGCCCATGCCGCCCAGCGCGGCGATGCCCCAGCCAGGCTGGGTCTGGGTGGTGTCGGCGTACAGGTCCATCAGGTGCGTGGTCTGGCCCACCGCGCCGTACAGCTTGAGCGGCACGGTGGTGGCGCCCTGGTTGCCGCCCACGCCGAGCGTGTTCTTGAAGGTGATCGGCTGGTCGGTCATCACCCCCGTGAACAGGTTGTAGAACTGCAGCAGGTCGGCGTGCAGCACCGGGCCCTTGGTGATGAAGTTGGTGGCGGTCAGTGGCACGGGCGGTCTCCTACTGAGCGGCGTCGTAGATGGCCAGCGGCATGTCGTAGCCGTACTGGTTCTGCAGGGCAGGGTTGCCTGGGATGTTGGTGGTCCAGTCCATGTCGTACACGAAGTTGGTCACCGGCACCAGCGAGGACGTGCCTGGCAGGAACTCCAGCAGCGTGAAGTCGAGCACCCACTCGGGCGTCATGGCGGGCTCGCGCAGCGCCTGCTGGGCCTGCAGCTTGATCAGCCGCGCCTGGTACGCGTCGTTCCACGGGTCAGCAAAGGGTACCGGGAATCCCGCCGCGCGTACGCTCCACATGTGCTGGATGATCAGGTACGGGTTCTGCAGGTCGTCGGCGAGCGTGCTGAAGCTGGCCGCTGGCAAGCGCGTCTGGAACACGAATAGCCGGTACACCTTGGTGTTCAAGCTGACGCGCAAGCTGAAGCCCCACAACTGCGGGCTCTGGGTGTCGTCGTTGGTGTAGAACCAGATGCGCAGCCTGATACGCTTGGCCTCGGTCTGCAGCGGGAAGCGCACCTCGCCAGCGGGCGAGTTGATGATGTTGCCCAGGTCGCTGAGCGTGCCTCCGTCGAGCCCGTACTGGATGTCGAAATAGCGCGCGCCTGGCGCCAGGTTGTCGCCGATGACGCGCACCGTGAAGCCGATCTTGTCCTCGTCGGGGAAGCCCAGGTCGATGTCCGGGATGTCGACGTAGCCCTGCAGCGTGTAGCGGCAGTTGGCGTCGTCGATCTCCGAGTCGCCGTCCTGGGGCAGGATGACCTGGCCCATGTTGGTGCCCGACGAGAACGTCAGGATCGGGTTGGGGCTGAAGATGAAGCTGATCTCCAGGGCGCGCACGTCGACGTTGCCCAGGTCTAAGTAGGTATGCGGCGCGCCCGTGCTCTGGTCGTTGCGCCAGATCCAGGTGTGGCCCGCGCCGTTCTGCACGGCGTAGTACAGGAAGCGCACCCCGCCCACCAGCGCGGTGACCCTGCCGCGCGCGTTCGGCGGGCGGCGATAGTCCCTGGCCCACGGCGCGACGACCGAGGCCGTCCCCGAGTACTGGTCGGCGGGGGTGTACTCCCACAGCGAGCGCTCCCTGGGGAACACCAGCGTGACCGAGCCGCGCGCCTGGTCGGCGCCCGAGGCCAGCAGCCAGCGCAGCGGGTTACAGTTGCCCAGGTCGCGGTTGTAGAACGGCAGCAGCGTGTGGTACACGGCCTGGCTGTCGATCTCGCCCAGTTCTGAGGTCTTGCCGACGTACACCAGGACAAGTCCGCCGCCAGGCGCCAGCGAGGTGATCACGTCGTTGCCCGTGCTCACAGGTTGGGCGTAGCCGCTGATCGGGCTGGTGCTGGACATGACCTTGTAGTAGTCGGTAGTACCCGGCCCGCCAGCGATGTAGTTGGAGGCGTGGTCGGACGTGTAGGCCCACACGTAGATGGCGATGGCCCCGCCAGGCTCGCCCGCGCCCTGCAGGATGTCGTGCTGCGCCCAGGCCGAGTCGATCACCACACCTGTGCTCTGGCCGCCGAAGCCGACCGTCAGCAGGTTGCCGAAGACGCCGCACGCTGAGCCCAGCGGCGGCCCCTTGCCGGTAATGGTGGCCATCAGTTGCCACGGCCCAGGCACCGACTGGCGCATGTACACGCCCGTGTTGGCGCCCATGGGCGCCACACACAGCAGGCGCTGGGTCGCCGCCGTGCCCACAAAGTACAGGATCTCACCGATCCACACGGCGGGGCCCGTGGCGCTGGGCAGCGCGTTGTAGGTCACCTCGGGGCTGAGCACGGCGGGCGCGAAGGCGCAGTTGACGTTGCTCGACTCGGTGTACTGGGTGGCAAACTGGGTGGGGTCGTCGCCTGCATCGGAGTAGCGACGCAGGCCAGCGCCCCCCGTGAGAGCAGCGACAGCGTGTGCGCTCTCGTACGGGTTGAAGTC